GTTGCCAGCCCAGACGAACGCGAGGGCCGCGAGCAGGGCCGCGCCGATGACGTGGCGGGCCTCCAGGTGCGGGAGCCGGGCGTGGGCCACCGCGACGAGCTGCTCCAGGCGATCGCGTCCCAGGAAGGCGTAGGCCGCGCCGGCGGACAGGGCGATCAGGAGAAGCGTGTCCATGCTAGGACCTCACGAGTTGCAGGATCGGCTCCACGGCTCCGGAGGCGATCGCCAGGACGAGCGAGCGGATCGCCGGGCGGACTAGCAGCCAGACAGGCCAGGCGGCCGGCGGGACCGCCTTGTCGGCCAGGGCGTCGAACAGCATCGCGGCGGCCTCCAGGACGGCGGCCTTCTTCTCGGGGCCCGTCATGCCGGAGACCGTGTCGAGCGACTCGATCAGGACGCGGAGCAGCGCGACGAGCAGCTCGCCGAACTCCCGCCAGGTCAGGCCGCCGGCCGAGGCGACCTTCGCGGTCGCGATGAAGGCCCGGACTTTGTCTCCGATCTGGAGGATCGGGCTGGTGGCGGCGACGGGGGCGGTCGAGATCATCGGCTCCTCCTCCAGACGGCGGACGCGGGGACGACCTGGCGGGCCCGCCGGCGGCACGTCTGGCACTCGACGTAACGGACCTGGCGGTCGCCGGCCCGCTTGCTCGACTCGACGCGGCAGCGGCCGCCACACTTCGGGCAGCTAGCCGGCATGGATTCGCATCCTCGCGACGGCGGCGGCGGCGGCGGCCTTCACGCCGGCCAGCGTCGAAACCGTGAGGGAGCGAAACACGCCGTTCAACGGCAGGCCGGAGACGATCCCCTCGGGGTAGTCGTCGATCCAGACGTCGACCTCCAGGCCGGCGGCCTCGGCCGCGGCCCGCTTCTTCGTGTCCGATCCGCACAGAATCGTCCCGGCCAGTTCGAGGTCGCCGAAGGCCAGCCGCAGCTCGTGGCGGTTCGCTTCGGTGTCCTCGCGGCGCGTGATGCAGACGACCCGATTCCCGCGGGCGGTCGCGTCGGCCACGAACGAACGCCACAGGCCGGGGGCCGCGGTGAATGTCCGATCGTAGTCGAGCGAGATCGTCAGCGACTTGTCGCCGGAGCGGTGGGAGACGAGGCCGCGGGCGGCCTTCCAGGACGTGATGGACCTGGCCGAAAGCGTCGACGACGGATAGGCGGCCCGAGTGACTGGCGAGACGTCGTAGAGCCCGGCCGCCTCGCGGATGGTCCGCGTCAGATTTCCGCGCTCGTCCTCGACCCAGTCCTCGCCCTTCGGGTTCACGGTGAAGGCGAACGACGATCCGAAAATCGTCTTCGACCTAATCAGCGTCAGAACCTCCGCCGCCGTCGGCGTTGCCACTGGGTCGGCCTCGTAGGCGAGCCCCTTGTCCGTTTTCTCGATCCGGAGCGTCCCGTTTGTGGTGCGGGCGAGAATCTTGGAGTCGTCGTGATTGAACAGAAGCGGAACGTCCAGCCGCTTTTTCGCGAGGACCTTGTCGAAGGCCGTCGCGGCGAATCGCTCGCGGAATCCTCCGAGGTCGACAGACCAGGAGTCCCAGGGCGGGGCGATGCCGCGGATCTTAGGGGCCTCGCCGTCCCGGTCCTCGACTGTCAGGCCGTCCGCGTCCATCGCGTCCAACGGAATGTAGCGGCGCTCTATGTCCATCACTGGCCCCCCTGCGGTGGATCCTGCGGCGCGGCCTCATTGGCCCCGGCGACCATCGTCCGCGCGAAGTCTTCCGCGATCGTCGGGAACGCGGACGTAATGAGCGCGACGGCGGCGTCGGCATCCAGCGAGCCGTCGGAGATCTTGGCGAGGACCTCCAGGAGAGCCGTCACCTGGGCACCGTTTAGCGCGGTCGCCGCGAGGTTCGCCCCGCTCGCGGCAGCGGCCAGCGGATCCTCGGTCGGATCGGCCGGCACGGCTTCCGCCGGCACGGCCTCGACGGCCTGGGCGTCGACTGCGTCGGACGGCTCCGCCGGCGTCGCGGCCGCGGCCGCGTTGTCGAGGGTCGAGAAGCCCAGCTGGACGTAGGTCTCGTTCGCGGCCGGCGTGTCGAGGAGCGGCAGGTCTTCGAGGTCCCGCAGCTCGTTCGGCGTGATCGCCCCCATCTGCCAGAGACCCTGATACAGGGCGACGCGGCTCGCGGTGTCGGCCCGGAGGAGCCCGCGGTTATCGAGCTTACAGTAGACGTTTTCGCCGTAGACCGCCTGGAGGGCCATGTCGATCGGGCCCTCGGCGCGGCGTTGCCAGGGCAATAATCCCCAGACCTGGGCGCTGAGATGTTCTTGCTCAACATTGCTCCAGCGGGCCATCTTGGAATCGCCGAGGAGCGTCGAGGGAACGCCCCAGCAGCGGCAGACGTCCGGCAGGATCGCGTCCCGCAGCTCCTGGAACTGCGACTGCTCCATCGTGTTCTGTTCGACGGTCTTGAGCCGGGTCTTCTTCGGGAGGACCGCTGTCTTCCCGCGGTTCCGCGCGCCGCCGTAGACCTCGTTCATCGCCTCGCGGAGGGCGACGACGGCCTCGTCCGGGATCTTCTCGTCAGTCTCGACCACCATGTCGGGCCGGCCGGAGTTGTCCCAGTAGGCGGTGGCCGCCTGGTCCAGCTTGCGGGCCAGGGCGATCGAGGTCCCGCACAGTTCCGCCGGCGGCAGGCCTACTAGGCCATTGTCCGACAGCCACCGCCAATGCAGGACCTCGGAGGCGTCGAGCTGGACCCAGCGTCCGTTCTCGTCAAAGAACTCGTACCAGACCGAATAGTCGGCGTTCCGGTGAACGCGGACGCGGGTCGGGTGCATGGGCCGCAGCTCGGAACACCAGCCCCGGTCGCCGGAGATCACGCGGGCGTAGCCGTTGCCGTGGAGGGCGGTCCAGTAGGTCACGAGCTGGTAGAAGTCGTAGGACGACTGCCACGGGTTCGGCCGCTTCTTCAGGACGTAGCCGGCCGGGACCGCGGCGTCGACCTTCCGGCCGTCGGGCAGCGTCCGCAGGATCTGGAGCGGCATCACCGCGACGGCCTGGGCGATCCAGCGGACGACCGCCAGGATCGACGTCACGCGGATCGCGACCTCGGGGCCGATGGCCGCCCGGTCGAGCGTTCCGAACGGGGTCGGGCTCGACAGGCTGCGGATCTCGATCACCCGCGGAGCGGAGGCGCGGCGGGGGCGACGGGCCCGCGGGGCGGGCTTTTTGGCGTTGGCGCGGGGCATGGGGCCAGTATCCCCGCGAAACTTGCCGGAGAATCTAGAGGACGTGGACCTTCCAGTCGTCCGCTCCACTGCCGGCCAGCTCCTCGTCCGCGCCGATCGCCATCGCGAACGCGACGACGGCCGCTGAGATCCCGTCGATCTTCTCGGTCGACTTCGACTTGTCCGGCTTGATCATGTCCGTCGTGTCGACGTACAGGCAGACGTTATTGGCGTTGAAGGTGAGGATCGGCGAGCGGTATCGGAACCGGCCCTCGGCCACCAGGCCCTCCAGCATCTTGCAGGGCTCGGACAGCGTCCGCGTGTTCTGGGCCACCGCCTGGACCTTGATGTCGTGTCGCTCCAGCAGCGTCGCCAGGAGCCCGACCTGCCAGGGGTCCGCGCCGACCCGGACCAGCCGATAGGTCTCCGCCATGGCCACGATCTCGCGGGCCACCGCTTCGTGGTCGAGCCGCGCCCCCTGGGTCGGGATCAGCCAGCCCTCCCGGACCCAGGTCGAGTAGGGAATGTTGTCCTTCCGCTCGCGCTCCGAGATCGTCTCCTCGGGGCACCAGTACCGCATCTCGCAATCCCAGGAGCCGTCGTCCGCCTTGAACAGGAACGCGGCGGCCGTCATGTCGAGATGGCTGGCGATGTCGATCCCGACGACACAGGCCCGGCCCTCCAGCGGCGCGGGCGGATCCTTCCGGCAGTCGGCGAAGGCGGAGCCGTGGAACCAGCGGTTATCGGCGGCCTGCCAGACGTTCAGCGAGTAGCGGAGCCACTTTGACCGCTTGCGGGGATCCGTCAGCGAGTCCTTCCAGTCGTCGCGGAACTCGTCCTCGGGGAACGCGATCCCCATCGACGGGTTGGCCTTCCGCCAGGTCTTCGGATCGTCGAAGTCGTCGTCCTCCGCGGCGGCGTAGATCAGCCCGTAGAAGGTCGGGTTCGTGGCCGGGTCCGCGATCACCAGCTCGCAATCCTTCCACCATTGCCAGCCCACTCCGTTCCGCGAATCGCCCGCGGTGGAGATCGAGATGACCAGGCCGTTCGCCGTGCCGCGGGTCGCGTAGATCAGGGCGTCGACCAGGTCCGGGGTTTTGAACGAGTGGATCTCGTCAAGAATCACTGAACCGTTCAGGCCTTCGTTTCGCCACGAGTCCGACGACAGGCAGCGGATCTCCTTCCCGGTCTCGCGGTTCCGGATGATCGACCGCGAGTCGACGATCTCCAGCATCTTCGAGAGTTTGGGCGAGGCGTCCACGGACTGCCGCACCATCCGGTACATCGTGCGGGCCTGGAGGCGGTCGTTTGCCGCGAGGAAGACGTCCTGGGCCGGGGCGTGGCAGGTGATCAGGTACTGGGCTAGCTGCGACATCAGCGACGACTTGCGGTTCTTCTTCGGGACGAAGATCCCGGCCCGGCGGAACCGCAGCCGGCCGTCGGCTCGCCGCCAGCCGAACAGCGGCATCAGGACCCGCTCGCGCTGCCACTCGATCAGCTCGACCGGCAGCGGCGCGCCGCCCGACTCGTCCGGGTGGCGGCAGAGCGTCTGGATAAACTCGATGACGTCCTTCGCCTTGTCGGGGTCCCACTTGTAGCCGGGGACGTACTCCGGCCGCTTACGCCCCGCGGAGCTTGAGCTTCGCAAGGAGGGCGTCTTCGGCGTCGGCTTCTTCTTGGCCACTGGTCGGATCCTGCGGGAGTCGCGCGGCGGAGGCCGCCGTCAGTCCGAAGTCCCTGGCCAGTGTGACGAAGTCGCGGCGTGAGTCACGGAGCAGTTTCGCCACCGGCGAGGCGGCCTGGCCCTTCTCGCTCGCGGTGATCCAGCCCTCGGCCGCGAGCTGCTCGGCGAGCTGCTCGGCGTCGGCGAACAGGTGGCACAGGATCCCGAACGTCTCGGCCTGGTCCAGGCGGAGCCGGCCGTCGGCCGCCAGGGCCGGGGCGTGGGCGGACCAGAACCGCGCGGCGATCGGCCGCGATTGAACCGAAGCCGGGGCGGCGATCCCGCCGGCCGGCGGCGGCGCTGGCTGCGACTTGCGGTACATCGTGTTCCGCCCGCGCTTCGTCTCGGTGCTGCCGGGCTTCGGCAGCGGTCCCCGGCGTCCCATGTTTTCAAAACTCCCCAGAAATACGCGCAGAGG